CTATAACAATAAAGTGGGTAATAAACCTCGTGCCGAAAAGTTATGGAATGCATTAACCGATAATGACAAGGCAAAAGCCTTAAATTATATCAGGCAATACGATAACCATTTAATACTTAACCAAGGGCTGACTAAGCTTTATCCGGAAACATACCTTAACCAAAAACGATTTAATAATGGGTAAGCATTGCATTTAACTAATTTGTGCAAGGTTTTTGCCAAACTAAAAAGTAATAAGGAAAACAAAAGTAATTTTAATTTTAAAAGCGGTGGCTATTTGCGAAGCAATGTACACACAATAATATGGCGAAAGTTAGAGAATTAGTAACAACAAATGGTAGAGCGGTTTTTTATGCTGCAATGTGGAATGATTTAAGACAAGCGGCTTTGGATAAAGGTTGGGCTTTGGCTTTACACGGAAGTTTAGCGAACGATATGGATATAATGGCAATGCCTTGGGTTGAAGATGCCGCTCCTGTTTGGGATATGATTTTAGCATTGAAAAAATGCTTTGACAAGCCAAAAGAAATTGACGTTACTGAAACCGATATGCCAAATAACCGTAGAGTTTTTACACTTAGTATTTGGGCTGATTTTTATTTAGACATAAATGTGATAAAACGTGTAGATGGCTAAAATTGAAATTAGTTATGGTGCAGGATTTCTCCGTTGGTGGTTGGATTAAGCATAAACTTTGCGCGGAGTTATTATTAGTGCGGGAAATGTAAAAAGCTTATTTCGGGTTAGGAAATTACCGAAATTGAAACACGAAGGCAACAGTTGAAGCACATCAGCCCGCATTAATTATAACTACCTGATAAAGCCACGTTTTAATGTGGCTTATGAGCTGTTAAATGTAGTGTGGGTAATTACCTAAAAACAATAACCTATGACAAACTAAAAACTAGCCGACAAAATGATTAAAGAGATACAAGCCTATGGAGCAATATAAAGAATTAAAAAAAACGCCGCGCCCAAAACGGAACCTCTCAGAACAAATAGAAATAATGGCAGATGAAATTGTTGAACAGACAAACAATAAAATTAATAACCTAAATAATAAATAATTATGGAAATCACTTTAAGAACATTATGGATTTGGTGCTTTTTAATGCCACTTGCCGTACTCTGTATTATACAATACAGAAAAGAAATTAAGAAAGCTTATATCTTGTTAAAAAAGGTACTTAAGAGAGACTTTAAGACCCTTAAGGATACAGCTGTAGAATATCTTGATGATGAAGAGAATTAGGGGTGTTTGTGGTACAACTTACACAAACAACATTTGTTTTAGAAAATGCCTTATAGCCAGTTACCAAATATCTGATAGTTGTACCTTTTAAGCCTACTGTATCGCCCGGTTTATATTTTCTTTTTTGTACAAAAAACCAATTGTATAAGTATAGCAAGTAAAAAGGCACTAAAAAAATAAGTAATAAGGCCCAAATTGGCAAGGTTACTTTAATACTAAAAAATGGTATAATGGCAACTAAAGCACCTAATATTATCGTTAAAAGCTTTAAATGTTTAGAAACCCAGTTAAAAAAATTTACAACACGTTTTTTCATAATACTAAATTTTTAACCAAAGATAGTAATTAAAAAATATTTTTTGTATGTTTGTCGTGTCAATCCATTTTAGGAGAAATTCTAAAACAATTTTTCACGATAAGAGTTCGCGCAAGGTGCTCAGTTCCGAAAGGGCTGTAATTCCATCCTAAAAATGGATTGACACACCTGACGGCGAACTCGCATACATTAAAATGTCAAATAAATGAATGCAAAAAACAACAGCCAAGCTCAGGCTTTAAATGAGCAATCCGAAGTGATGACTTTCAACTTCTCTGAAAGTAAACAACCAATTCGCAACCTAATTGTAGAGAACAAACCTTGGTTTATAGCTAAAGATGTTTGTGATGCTTTAGGTATTAAAAACAATCGTCAAGCAATTAGAGATTTAGACGATGATGAAAAGCTAACGTATAAACTATATACGTCAGGTCAAAATAGAAATACTTCTATTATTACAGAAAGTGGTTTGTATGCTCTAATTTTACGAAGCAAAAAGCCTTATGCTAAAACTTTTAGAAAATGGATTACGAGCGAAGTAATCCCCACCATTCTAAAAAAAGGATTCTACTTAATCAATTCCTCAAAAAACAAAAGCAATTTTATTGATGCCCGTGATGTGCCTTACAGTACACAAGAGATTAACAGTTTTAATGTGCGCAGTATCACCTTAAAAGGCACTACTTGGGTAAGTGTTAATGATTGCAATCAAGCCATACATAGCAGTACAGGCAGTTTTCAAGTAGCTAAAAAGCTAAATGCCCGCCAACAATTGGCTATAAAAATATGGTTGTTTGGCAATACACACCCGGCTTGGTTTACCAATGAGCTTGGTGTACAGCTTATTTTAAGTGGTTCACGTAAATTACGAATGTTTAACCAATTAAATTTAGCATTATGAACGCGCAAACCAATAGAAATATCAATATTTTTTTTGAAAAAGAGATAGCGCCTAAAGATTTTGCCAAGTCAATGCGCAAGCTTATGCACGCTACCATTACGTTACACTTGCAAAATGAAGAAGGTGTTTTTAAAGAATGGATAGAAGACGGTTACTTTAATTTAACCCAGTTTTTAGAAAAGATAGACCCTCAACTAGAAGATTAATTTAAAAAACCGCCTTAATTGGCGGTTTTTTTGTAGTTTTATTTCAAATTTAAAGTTATGAAAGTAAAGTTCTTGTCATAATTATTATTTTGTTTATACAAAACTCTTTTTCTCAAAAAATATCGCCATTTCTTGGGTATTAAAATTCCCTATTGCGTAATAAATACTTAAGCATTATTTTTGTTTAAAATCAAGATAATGGCTGCCAGTACAGACGAAGTAAAACGCAAATACCAAGACATTCGCCAAGAATACCAAGAAAAGTGGCTAAAAAAAACCTATAAAGGCGTTCCCATCCACTCCGATATTTATATTTTTACCATATTGGCTGAGCAGTTTTATTTATCTCCAAAAACCATCGAAAACATTCTTTTTTATCGTACCAATACCAATTAAGGTATTTGATAAAGTGGCGTTGCAGGTATAGCTGGCGCACTACCTTCAATATAATTTATAGCACCTGGGCTTGCCTCATTATAATTTACGGCCGCCGTTGCATCAATTACATTACACACAAAACTTTGCAGATAAACGTTACCTGCAGAACCTGTGTCAACCGAACTAAAGCCAATGCGCCGCATTTCGGCATAATTAGCCCCGCTGGTGCCGTGTAATGCTTTATAGATATCTGTAATGGTACTTAAGTAATTTAAAGCGTCAGCTTCGTTATAGGCGCTTTGATAGGTATCTAAAAAGGTTTCATAAAAATAATACACATCAACTTGTAAGTTTAGTTTTTGTGTTTTTTCGCCCATATCTTCACTATCCAAAATCCTGAAGGCTAAAAAAACGGCGGGCGTAGGGAACGGATGTTCCTCAACCAAAAAACCTACTTGGTTATGCCATAAATCCGCCCAGTTGATAGCCGGAATATTATCGGTTAATTTTTTTGCCAGTTCTTGATACAGTTTGTCCCAACCTTGTAATTCCATAGTTATATTGTTTTAAAGTTTAAATTCTTTTGTTCTTTGATAATGCGCGCAATGGCAAGTGCATCAATTTTTTTATCAAGCGTAAAACTTTCGCCTATAAATTGCCGTTGTGGTATGTGAATGGATAATTGCTCTTTTTTGGTAAGTGCCATCCATTTGTATTTTATATTGCCTGTTTTTTTAAACATAAACCAGAAAAATTTACGCATTTTAGGAGTTACACTAACTAAAATGGTACCGCCATTATTGTGTATTTCGGCATAAGGTAACCCTTCGCCTGCACTTACAACTACTTGGCGCATATCGGCACGTTCTACTTTTATGCTATTGCGCAATTGTAAACTTTGACTTAATAATTTTTGTGTTAATGTATCTTGGCGTTTGGGCCAGGCAATAAATGAAATATCGGTGAAACCCTCTTTAATAAAACTCTTTAAAAAAAATGCTCTAGCCTCTTTTCCAATGTCATCAGGCAAGCCAGCCAAAACTTTTTCGGCTATTTTTCTAAAATTGGGAGATTCAAATTTCTTTTCCATTTATAAGTTATAATTAAAATTAATTTTTATCTTTGCATGAGTAACCAATTAAGAACGGCGCCAAATTGTAGATTTGGTGGTATCGGCTTAATTGGTTATTTTTTTGCATCAATAGCCACCTTTTTGCTGTCAGAAATACTGTAAAAAATAAGTTTTCCACCCCAAGTTTCTCTTACAATTATATAGGATTCGTCATCGTTTATAATTGTTTTAAAAATGTGTGCACCAGAAAAAGCATCATTTTTTTTATATGTAGAAAATCCTAAATATTCGGCTTTTGTAATTACGGTATTTATAAAAGGTAAAATTTGATTCTTTATGGCATAATTTTTATGTGGCTGATTAAAAGCGTGTCTAATAGAAGTAGCATTGAATGTTATTTCATTACTAAGTTCACTATGCTTCGTAGTTTTATCAACTAATATTTTCACAGCCCTTGTTTGATTTAATTTAAAAAATAGCTTGTTGACGTTCTTTTCAACACCGGGTGTATCTTTTGCTAATTGAATAAAAGGATGTGGTTTACCGCCATTGGCAGTAGACTCTTTAAAAGTTTGTCCGGTTTCACCGACATTAGTTCTAAATTCAGGAGGGAAATCTTTATTATTTAGTATTGGCGTATCCTGTTCAGAGGTTGCAGCTTCATTTGTCTGAATGACGTAACATCTACAAGGTCCATAACCATTAGGTGGGTAATGTGTTTTCCACCAAGGATCATTAACAGGTTTTATGATATTGTTCAAAAGCACATGTGCTTCTCTTACTAAATTATCTTCTTGTGTCTTGTATTTTAAATTTTTGTATGTATCTTGATTTCTAACATATTCACTCCAGTTTTGAGCCATTAGTGCAGATTGTTTTGAAGTTTTCCACTCCCGTTTTAAATAATTTTCATTATAAGTCTTATTTAGTTCTAAGGCTTGTTTTTTAAATGCACTCCAATTCTGAATTTTACCGTCTTTAACTAATCTTGTATTTAAATCGGTAAGCATAGTATAATCTTTAGCACCAGAGAACCAATATAGGTTTTGTTGCATTTTTAAAGAAGTTAAACTTGGTGCTCCGGTACTTTTGGCTACTTTAAGCCAATTTTTATCACCGTCGATTGCAGCATTAGTCAGCTCGTCATAAGTTTTTTGAATATGTGCAGAATCTAAGTCACCGCGCTTTAGTTTGCCATCGTAAGTATCTTTTGCGATACGTTCCATTAATTTAATCCAGCTTTCAATATCAACGGCTACAACTTCATTATGTACACAACTAGTACATTTGCATCCATCATCATGATAAAGTGCATTAATTCTGCTAAATAACGAAGCTATGGCTATGGCGTTTGTTTCAGGCTTTTTTTTTTTAATGTGTCAATCGGAATTGTAGCATTGCTATTGTTGAATCCAATAATAGGCATACCGCTTTTATTTGCCAATATCTCATAATCCAATTCAAAACCTGCGCCTGCCAATGCCACGGCTTTGTCAATTAACGCACCTTTTTCCATTTCCTCGCTCTCATCCCAGTCAAATTTTAAATCAGCGAGTGGCGCATAAAAACTGCTCAAATTAACCAATCTTGGTATCAGCTCTTTATTAATGATGTATTGTGCGAAAAGTTTATCGCTTTCGTGACGGTCATTAGCCACACCTTGCAACACTTTTAAACTGCCATAAGTTCCGGAAGCGTCTTTATTATCACTAGTACCATCTTGGCCTAAAATACGCTTAGAAATTTCGGAGTTAATCCTTAAAATCATTTCGTCAAACACTTTATAGGCATCGGTATTGGGCGTGTTTGCTATTTCAATTTTTTCAGAACCCTGAATAACCGCAACATGGTTATTTACCATAGCTAACATCATTTCTAGCAACTCATTTTGACGTGTTAATGTCATATTATCAGTTGTTACGTATCGCGGTGGAATACCGAATTTTTCGATAAAGTCTAACCAACTACCCATTGCTAATTTTTTAGCCAGGATAAGTGGTGCAATGGTAGCCAACATTCCTAAATCGGTATTCTCGCCGATTTGCAAGTAATAATTTTCTAAAACAACAGAACGGTAATCCCAACCATCTGCATCACCCGGAAGTTTTAAAATAAGTCCCTTTTTAGTGTTGGTGTGTTCCATCGGAATCGCTAGGGTCTTAACCAATTCTAACATTTCGTCTACGTGGAAAATTTCTATCACTTTTACGCCTGTAAATTTTGACATTAAAATCTCTTTTAAAAAGCCTTCAAACCAAGGCCGCTCAAATAATGCTTTTACTTCGGGTACTTCATCTCCAGCTTGATTTACCAATACAAATTTTGAGCGTAATACTCGATATATACGGCTTTCAATAACCGAAACGGTATGACTATCTAACAATAAATTATTGTAGAGCTCAGCCAATAACAAAAAACTTTGGTTATCAAAATCAGTTGCCAATGCGATGGCACTTTTCCAATCTTTTAAAGTCTTAGCCTGAAACAAGGTTGAGGCGCGCTTAATCTCGCCACTAATAACTTTGCCTTTGTTTTCGCTACGGTTGGCAGCCTCAACTTTTATGCGACCGTCTGGCACAAAACCTAGAAGTCTATCGGTAACTTTATCTATAAAACTTTTGCTCATAATATTTAGATGTAATAATCAGTATTTTTGTTATTGCCGTACATTAATGACACGGTGGAATCGCCATTGGCATCTAACGGAATTGGCAAACCATCAGGCACTTCTTTACCGGCTTTTATTTGCTCAAGTAATTTCATTGCCCATTCCCATTCATTTACATAATCGGTAGGTACTTTACGCGATGCATTACGGCGGATGAAGTCGTACAATACTAATTTGACTAATATTTTAATAATCAAATAATGTCGGTCTGCACCGGTAGTATTAAAAATGGCGACCACATCAAATCTACCCTTAAGCTTAGCTTTGATAATTTCAATATTTTGAGCTTCTAAAGTCTCTAGTATTGCGGTTTGTGGTTCTGCGCTACGCTCAGTCAAAAACTGGTCGATTATATGTGCCTGTAGATCTGCTGCAATTAAAAATTTATATGCCATAATTAAAAACTTTGTGGTCGTTGATATCTGCCCGTTACGGGCTTTGTAGCCCCGCGCGAACTGTATATATATTTACTTAATTCGGTGATACATTGTTCATCGGAATCTGGAGAATCATCATTGGTTCTATAACCGGGTTCTAAGCCCAATAACTGAGAGATGCCCACCAAAGTATCGTTATGACTCTTCTTTTTAAGGTTGTAATAAATACGTCCATTTTGATAGTATGGATGCATTGTTAACATCCGATCAAACTTTTTAACCTTTGGTATATTAACTTTAATAATATTGAGTTTAATGCCGAATTCAGCTTCTACTTCAGCTATGGTTCTCTCGATCTCATCATTCCAAAATTGCGCTTCAAACCGCCAATGAATGATGACGGTTTCGGGTAGCGTTTTTTGAAATTGGCACATCCAAACAATAGGCGCGCGCATTTTACTGCGCTTAACAAAACTATCTATTAAAAAGAAGTCGGCGTTTTTTAAACCCCAAACTTTAACGGCGTTAAAATCGGAAGTAGCAGAACCTGCAAAAGCAACATCCCAATGACCTATGATAATTTTAAAGTGGTTTAATTTAGGTAATTCTGCCCATTGAATGTGTTCCTCTAAAAAGATACTTCCTTCAATATGTGGCTCATTATTGTACTCAGCCAAAGCAGCTAATCGGCCAATATCAGATTCAATATTTTTATAATACTCGCTATCATATTTTTGATACCATGTTGGCTCATAGGTTACAGGGTTGTAGGCCTTAATACCATGGATTTTCCACGTGGGGTGGCGCTCCTGTAAAAGTGTTTGAATCATTACCGGATAGGCTTTATTATTCGCCTGAATAAACCGCCGAATATCTCCGTCCATTGTAGGGATTAAATCGCCTTCAATCCACTTCACAATTTCCATTTGACGTTTAGGGTTTTTAATTGTGTCCTTAATTTCAATATCATCTGGCACAATGTGAGTTGGTCGTTTACTACCTACACGTAAGCCTCTTACACTTTGTCCTGTTCCCAAAGCCTGACCTATAAACCCACCTCTTGTAATAAAAAACCCATCTTCCCAAGAGCCTTGGTTTTGTTGCTCTCCAAAATCGCCAATTATTCTAGGATTTCCCTCAAACTCAGCTTTAATATCTTCCAATAATTGTTGTGCTCTTTTTTGGGAGTTTCCAATTAGAACTAAATATACTGGTTCTCCATTTATCCACAGCCAAAAAGGGATTATAATATCATTCCAAACAGATTTTGAAAGCGCGCGACCCCATTCACAAAAGCCTTTAAAGGTTGGATTCTTTTTAACCATATTGGCAAACTCAATTTGAAAGTTGGCGCTCTCTGAAGTAGCATAGTGTGGGAAGTAGTACTGAACCATAAAGCGCACATCTTTTTTGGCACGTTCAATACGCGCCAATTTATCGGCTTTGGTTTCATCGGGATTAATGACTCCTCCCGAACTACGGATGAGTTTAATTTTGTCCTGGTACCTTTGCAGCGCTATTTTATCCTGTTGTTTCAATGTTATTTTTTTGGTTTGGTAAAAAATTCGGAATGACCCTCAATAGGTTGGCGCGAAAAAGAATGCGTGACTTTATTTAGCTTAAAATTGTAGAACAGGTTGCTGATGTAACGAAATCGCCTACGCTTGGTAATTGGTTCAATTACAGTAAAAGGTTGCCCTACCTGATACACGGCACCTTTTCGCAAATAATAAATGCCTTTTTCTAAATTTTTTTGATATGCCGGTGCATCGTACCACCAAAGCTGAAACATCTTTTTTCTAAAGTCTAACCAAGCATTTAAACGCTGTTTAAACGGTATTTTTTTTCTGTTACTCATTATCCAATTTTTAAACTGATATCACTAAGGTGTTGCTCTTGAAAGTCAAGTAGCGACATATACAATGCAGGACTGTAAACTTGAACGGCTTTAAAGATGCTATCCATAACATCGAGGTAAACCGACAAAGAGATTTTATTTTCTTTGTCAATAGACAACAAAGCTTTATTGTATTTAGAGACTTCATCAGCTAAACGATTGGCTTTGTATTGCAATGCATCATGTTCCTCAAGGTTATCATTAGCTATTGCAGTTTCCATTTTTCGGATAAGTGTTAAGCGTTGTTCGGTTAAACGGCCGATGAGTTTTTTTAAACTCAAAATTTGAGTATTGGCACTGTTAAACCGTGCATCACGCTCTTCGTTCCACCCATATTTTTTAACCCATTGACTGATGGTCTTTTCTTGAACTTTAACCATCCGGGCAATTTCTTTTTGATTATTCCCTTGCAGTAGCAATTCTTTTGCCAGTCTGCGTTCGTTTTGTTTAGCCATAATATAATGGTACAAAATTGTAATAAATGGTTTCAATTTCTAAATTCTTGTACCATCATGGGACGTATGCTTACCATCATGGGGCGTATGCTTACCATCATGGGACGTATGCTTACCATCATGGGATTGAAATTTTCATTTATAGAAAGCATCATGCAATTTTGCCTTTTGAATATGAAAAAACCATCATTTACAATTATGGCCTATGCCGAAAATAAACGCACACCGCTTGAGATAACGGCTGTTGTTAAAGATAAAATTGCTTATCTCGGTATAAAAGGTTCTATCTATCGATGGAATACGGCCTCTAGTGTTGATATTGAAGCAGCTATTAAGGGTTTTAAAAAGGACGGCATAACCAAAGCCGAACTATATATTAACACACCAGGTGGCGATTGCTTTGAGGCTAACGAAATTGTAAACCTTGTTAAAGACAATTTTACTGATGTTACCGTAAAAGTTGGAGCCGTAGCCGCATCGGCTGGAACCTACTTTTTAACCCAATGGCACAGTACAGCCAAACGAAACAGCCAATTTATGATTCATAAACCAATGGGCAATCCATCGGGGAATGAAGATGAGATAGCTGCAGGTTTGAAATTAATCCAAAATATGACTCAGGATTACAAATCGGCTTATGCCTCTAAAATGGGTATTACTGAACAAGAAATTGAAAACCTTTGGATGAAAGGCGATTATTGGATGACTGCTCAAGAAGCCCTTAAAAAAGGACTGATTGATGCAATTGAACCTACCGATGAACCTATTAATGCCGAAAGTCGCTTGCAATTAGTTGCCTGTGGCGCACCAAATATCCCAAAAATTGAGAATAATCAAAACAAAAATAAAACTATGGAATTACCTGTATTAGCCGTTATGATTGGACTACCATCTGACGCAACTCAAGCTCAAGTCAACGCCAAGTTAGCTGAGCTTAAAACCAAAGCCACGCAGAGCGATGCTCTTGTACAAGCCGCCGCCGATAAGGCTAAAGTTGATGTGGCAGCAAAGAAAAAAACGGTTTTAGATGCTGCTGAAGTAGCTAAAAAAATTACCGCAAAACAACGCCCTCATTTAGAGGCTATGGAACTGGAAGCTTTAGAAGCATTTTTAAAAGATGCGCCATCAATTAAAGCTATCTCTGACATTTTTGAACCCGGTACCAAAGGCGAAACCGAAGGTCGTGATAAATGGACTTATGCCGATTATCAAGAAAAAGACTCCAAAGCATTTGAAGAATTAGATGCTGCTGTTCAAGTAGAATTAATTGATGCGCATTACAAAAAAAACTAATCAAAAATAGAAAAATAGAAATTATGAAAAAGCTCTTTAAAATTATTTTAGCACTCTTGTTTATCGGTATTACCGGATATGCATTTAGCACCAACAATCACGATTTAGCTACCAACAGCTTAGAAGTGTTGAATAATGGCGCGCCAAGTATGGCGTTTGCCGCCGTCGCCAAAAACGAGTTGGCTGAACGTGAATTGATATTACATTTTCGCCATGCAGGCACTTGGCTAGACCGTGTGCCCAGTAAAAACCAATGGGTAGGCAACGACGTCATTAAACTTAACGAAATTGGTGCAGATCCAACGGTATTAATTGATAATAATACATACCCTATTGCTGTAACTTCACGTACAGATACCAGTACCGCAATTTCTTTATTTAAGTATGATACTACCAATACCAAAATAACTGATGACGAACTAAACGCTTTACCTTATGATAAAGTTGGCAGTGTGCAAGAACAACATCGTTTGACTTTAGAGGAACGAACTCAAGAACACGCCTTACATAGTTTAGCACCAGTTGCCAATACAGCCGATACGCCAATTTTAGTAACGACTGGAGCTGCTTTAGGTGGTGTCGGCACAAGAAAACGTTTAACTAGCGCCGATTTGATTGCTTATAAATCGACTTTAGACTTGCTCAAAATTCCATTAAATGGTCGTGTATTGGTGCTTTGCCCTGAACACGTAGCCGATTTACTGTTAGAAGATAAGGCTCTAAATGTGCAATATCAAAACCATCTAACCGGAGCAATTGCAAAAAACTATTACAGTTTTGAAATCTATGAAGATATTTATAGCCCTGTTTATGACGGTACCACTTTGGCAAAAATTCCTTTTGGAAGTGCTACACCTGGTGTGAATGCTTCTATATTCTTCTTAGCACAACGAACTGCTAAAGCTAGAGGTACTGTGACAAGATATATGAAAACTGCCGATACCGATCCTCAAAATAGAGAGACCGTTGTTGGCTTTAGATTGTACTTTATTGCTATACCTACAAGCTTAAAAGGTCAAGGTGCTATCGTATCTGGTACTGCAGCATAAAAATTATAAAAAGGGGAGCACTGCTTAACACAAGCAGGCTCCACCCTTATGGGGAATAAGCTATATGAACACAAACCTAATTAACACCGCATTAAGCCAATACGGCATCAAAGAAATTGAGGGATCTCAGGATAATCCTGAAGTGCTAAAATATTTTGATGCGATGGGTCTTGATGGCAAACAACTAAAAGACGAAACTTCATGGTGCTCGGCTTTTGTTAACTGGGTAGCCATTCAAGCAGGTGTTGATAGAAGTAATAAGTTAACCGCAAGAAGCTGGCTAAATGTTGGCAATCATGTGGACGAACCCATAATAGGCGACGTCGTTATTTTTTGGCGCGAGTCTAAAGACAGTTGGAAAGGTCATGTTGCCTTTTTTATCAGAGCCACCGATAACTTTATATATGTATTGGGCGGCAATCAAAGTAACGAAGTGAAAATAGCAGCTTACCCAAAAGAAAGACTGCTTCAATATCGCAGATTATGAACAAAATTTTAAATTGGTTTACAGGCGAGTTAGTAGATGCTATTGGTAATGGTTTGGATAAACTATTTACTTCAAAAGAAGAAAAACTACAAGCGCGTAATGAGCTCGAAAAAATCATAAATGCCAAAAGCCTTGAGCTTTTGCAAATGGGTAAAGACATCATTATGGCTGAGGCAACCGGCAACTGGTTACAACGCTCTTGGCGACCAATTTTGATGTTATCATTTGGTTTTATTGTGATGTACTCAAAATTTATTGCTCCGGCTTTTCATTTACCAAATACAGTCTTAGAACCCGATTTTTGGGAATTATTAAGACTCGGTATCGGCGGTTATGTCATCGGTAGATCTGTAGAAAAAGTTGCCCCTCAAATAACCGATATTTTTAAAAACAAAAACAAAAACTAAGTATCATGAAAAAAACAGAGTTGCAAGCAATTGCTGACAAAGAATTTAAAAAAGACGAAAATTTAGTCGAAGTATTTTTTACTTCAGACGGTTTTATGTTCTTTCATAAAAACGCTGCCGATTTACATGCTAATACCAATGTATCTGGTAAGAAAATGGAAGTCATTACGATTAAGAAAGAAGACTTTATTGTAGCTGCAGAACCAAAGCCGTTATCTAAAATGACTAAAGCCGAACTTGAAGCAGTAGCCAAAGAAAAAGGTGTGGATATTTCTAACGCCCCAAATAATGGAGAGCGCGTAAAGTTGATAGAAACTGTTATTAATTCTGAAATTGTAGCATAATGGGATTTAACGGTGTAAATATAAACAGACTCAATGGCGGTCTTGGTCGTAAAAATTCCGCTCAAGATGGCGTTTGCTTGCTAGTTATTGGTGGTGCTGTAGCAGCAACCGGATTGGCATTAAAAACAGCAGTTGAGTTATTAGCCATTGAAGATGCTGAAGCTCTTGGCATCACACCATCTTATGACGATACCAATAGCATATTGGCGCATCATCATATTGATGAGTTTTTCCGCGTGTCACCAAACGGCAATTTATTTGTGGTTTTAGATGACAACACGTTAACCACGGCCGAAATCAAAGCGGTGTTAATAGCCAATCCAACCATTAAAAACGTTGGTTTTGTTAGAAATAACTTGGTAGCACCATTAGATATGGCTGTTTATATAGCCAATTATCAAACAATGATAACGGAGTTAAGAACCGCCAATCGTAATATTTCAACTGTATTGGTAGAGGGTGCTGAGTTTATCTTAGCTACCTTAATTTCGGCTTATGTAGATGCACGAACTTATGCTGCAGGAAATGTAGCCATAGTGATTGGTCAAGACCCAATAATTCGCAATTTAAAAGCGGCTTATGCCACTTATGCGGCTATTGGCACAGCTCTAGGAGCGATATCTGTACGAAGCGTGAATGAGAATATTGGCTCGGTAGATATCCAACAAAAACCACGTGCCTTTAAAGGTAGTTTAAATTACTCTTTAACCGATGTGGCACGTCAAAGATGGCTTACAGCCGTTTTACAAGATGGTAAAGATGTGGCAAGTCTATCGGATACCGATATACAAGCACTTAACGATAAAGCCTACATTTTTGTGGGATTCTATAACGGTTATCCAGGCTTCTATTTTAATGACTCACATACTTGTATAATTAAGACATCCGATTACTCAAGAATTGAGAACAACCGTGTTTGGGATAAGGCAGCCGATTTGGTTCGTATCGCCTTATTGCCTCGGGTTAAATCGAATTTATTAAAAGACCCGGCAACGGGATTTATAAGAGATATTGAGGCTACTGAACTTGAGGTAATGGCCGAAAAAGCCATTGACCAAATGACATCAGCAGGCGAGATTAGCGGACGCGATGTTTACGTTGACCCTAAACAGGATATTACCAACGACGTCGCCTTAAAAATTAAAGGCGAACTGGTGTTTAACAACATCATTCATGAGATGAGTTTTGACTTAGGTTTAACCAATAAATTACAATAAAGATGACAACGATTATAAATGCATTTGGTAAAATGGCCGGTTGGAATTCGGTGACATGCCGTTTATTTGGCAGAGACGTAGTAGGTATTCGAAAGATTGCTTACGACGATGAAAAAGAGATTGACAACGAATACGGTGCCGGCGATATGCCTGTTGGCGAAAGCGAAGGCAACTATAAAGCCAAAGCCTCTATTGAACTGACCATTGAAGAGCGTTTAGCTATTCAAGATTCATTGCCTAAAGGTATGCGAATTCAAGATATTCCAGCTTTCCCAATTGTGGTAGCTTACGAATACCAAGGACGTGTTTACAAAGACGTCATTCACAACTGCCGATTTAAAAATAACGGCATTGATGTTAAACAAGGTGATAAAACCATCAGTACTGATCATACTTTGAATTGCTCACATATTAATTGGAACGTATAATGGCAGAAATAGGCAAAGCCTCTAAAGAGGAGATTGTTGCGCTTAAAGCAAAATACAGCGAGGTTTATGAAATTAAATCGGTTAGAGATGATGATGTACATTATACCTATGTAAAAAAACCCGATTTAAACATCATATCTGCAGCTGCAAAATATGCCGAAAGTGACCCGGTTCAAAGTGGTATGATTATGTTTAATTCGACTAGAATTGCTGGTAGTGATGCCGTAGTGAACGATTCTGAAATGGTGCTTGGCGTTATCCAGTACATTGGCAAATTATTTAAAGTAATAGAAGCTGAAGGAAAAAAGTTATAGCCCAAGCTGCCATAAATGACGATGACGGCTATGATGAATATCTAAAAGGCAATGCGCTGATAAGGCAGGCTTTTAAAATCGAGCCGGAACAGTTGCCTTTAGAAGCTTGGGCTAAATTATACCAAGAAGCGATTTGGTTAAAAAGATTAGATATCAAGTTACAATCAGAAATGCTAGCGAGGCTCTTTGGCGGGACTGAATCAAATTAAATAAATGAGAATTAGTTAATATTAGTTGATAACGAGCCTTAAAATTAAGGCTCGTTATTTTTTTAAAATTAGAATATGTCAAGTTTTAACACAAAGTGGATATTAGAATTGGTGGACAATATTACAAGTCCGCTTAAAAATATTGACGGAAACATCAAATCGATTTCCGGCAAGACTGGTGTGTTAAACAAACAACTTAAAGATACATCAGCAATTAATATCAGTGCCATTGCCGAGGGCTTTAGAAGTCTGAAAAATAGACTTGACGAAGCCGTTGCGCCAGGCATTAAATTTCAATCCGGATTAGCAGATGTAGAAGCTATTACAGGCGTTACCGGAAAGGCTTTAGACAGTCTAGGATTAAAGGCGCGCCAATCGGCTAAAAACTTTGGTGGCGATGCTTCAGATTCGCTCGAAAACTACAAAATTATCTTATCAAAACTAGGCCCCGATATCGCTAAAAGCGAACCGGCACTTGATAGTATGAATACTAACGTGTTGACCCTTTCAAAAACAATGAAAGGCGATACAAAAGGCGCAGTTGATGCGTTAACCACTTCGATGCTGCAATTTAGAATTGACCTTGCAGACCCTATAAAAGCCGCTGCCGAAATGAGCAATCAAATGAATGTGATGGCGGCGGGGGCTAAGTTTGGTTCTGCTGAAGTACCCGAAGTCACTCAAGCTATCAGAGTGTCGGGTGTTGCAGCTTCTCAAGCTAAAGTATCGTTTGCCGAAACCAATGCCGCTATTCAAGAATTGGCGCGTGGTGGTAAAGCCGGGGCTGAAGGTGGTATGGCCTTGCGAAATGTTTTAAATAAAATAGCGGGCGAAGATGTGATACCAGCTGAAGCACTTAAAAAGCTTAAGCATTATGGTGTCAATATGAAGATTGTATCTGACACATCTTTGCCATTTACAACCCGTTTACGAGAACTAGGTAAGGCGCAAAATGATGCTACGGCATTTGCGCAAATATTTGGTGTTGAAAACGCCGCAGGAGCTACTATCTTAACACGTAGTGTTGATGCACAGGATGACTTATTATCTAAAATTACAGGCACTAATGTAGCTACCGAACAGGCTACTACCATTATGGCAACCTATTCAGAAAAAATGAGCCGGTACAGTGCCTTTTTTAAAGACATCGGCATTTCAATATTTAATGGTTCTAAAAGTTTTTTACCATTTATTAATGGCGGCTTTGAAGCTATCGATGTGTTAGCCGATTTAAAACGCGCACAGCAAGGTGTTGCCTTGATAATGGATACTAAATTAGGCAAAGGCTTAAAAATGATTGGCGGCGGTTTTAAATGGGCAGGAACGCAAGCCTTTTTGTTTGGTAAATCAGTAGTCTTAACCGGTTGGAATGCTTTAAAATCAGCCGGAAGTTTTGTTTTTACAGCATTAACAGGATTAGGATCGTATGTGGTAGGTTTGGTTTCGGCCACAGCCGCACAAATGGGCTTAAACATTGCTATGAATGCCAATCCAATCGGTGCGATTGTAATAGGTATAGGATTAGCTATTGGCGCGATTGTTTTATTGGTAAAATATTGGGACAACATTAAAAATGCCATTATAAGTTTTACAACTTGGGTATGGAATCACAGTCCTTTTAAATTTATTATAGATTTAGTTGACATAATATTCCCTGGCTTCAAGGCAAAAGTTTCAGAAGTATTTGAATATGTAAAAGGTCTGGTACTCGGTTTTTGGAATAAGATAAAAGAAGTATGGGGAGATATTAAAAAATTCTTTGGTTTTGGCGATGATTTAAAGGCTGAGATTAAAGTTAAATATGATAAGGACGGAAATATAATTCCACCTCCAAACGAGCCGGACCCTTTTGGTGGCTTAAAAGTAAAACCAACTGGCAGTTTACCGAAAAGTAGTGATATGGGTGTAACCGGAACAGGAGGCGGCGGTTCAGGAAAATCAATTACGATGAATTTAGACATTAAAAACTATTTTAATATCACAGGCGGGCACTTAAAAGGAAACATTGATGAGTTTGCCGATAAGATTGTAGGTAAAATTAACGACAAATTGCGGGATGCCGCTATTTCACTAGGCTAATGAATAATTATAACATTGCACAATTGTTTGACCTTGCTTTTGGTATCAGAAGCATTGCCGCCTATAACATTAATACAAATCAAACACCTGCAGGTACAAATTTTGATTACAGCGGCATTCCTATTGCGAATAACGTACACGAGGCATCGCGTATGAGTCATTTAGGAACGCCTATTTTGGGGTCAATGTTATTTAAAGGAAAAGACTATCAAATATTTAATGATCTTGGCGATGTTGTGCCAAAATCCTTTGCCGATTTTGAATTGCCATCGGCTACACTCGTTAATTTTAGACGTGGCAAAATTATTACTAAAACAAAAGCTTTGGCAGCTAATGGAACAGTTAAAGAGATGTATGGCTTTGACGATTGGTCTATTGATATTCGTGGCTTATGCCTTCCAGATCCAAGCCATCCAACGGCCAAAACAGCTGAGGAACAAAAATTACAGTTATTGAGTTATGAGGGCATTGCAGACGCTATTCAAGTTATAGGTCAGCTATTTGACAATCATAAAATTTACAATATTACGATTGACGAAATAGACATCAATCAGTTAAAAGGCAAACCCGATGTGATTCCTTTTTATCTAAAATGTAGTAGTGATGAACCTTTAGAATTGA